GCCGCAGGGGTTAGTAGCTTCGATTGTTTCAGCATAATATAGGTTATTGTCTCCGTTGATTCGGTCGAGGAAGAGGATTCCTGGTTCTGCCCAATCCCAAGTAGAACGCATGATTTCATCCCACAAGGCTTTTGCATCAATATGACGGTAGACTTGTCCATTAAAACTGAGAGGGAATTTAGTTCCTTTTTGCACACAGGACATAAACTCGTCCGTAACACCGACTGAGATGTTGAAGTTGGTAAGCTCGTTTTCGTTTCGTTTGGCACGTATAAACTCTTCAATGTCCGGATGATCAACCCGAAGAACTGCCATCATGGCTCCACGTCGATGACCTGCAGAAACAATAGTCCGGCATACACTGTCAAATATCCGCATGAAACTAACAGGACCACTAGCGGTGCTGTCAAGAGACACAATACGATCACCGCTGGGACGGATACGACTAAAATCATAACCGATGCCACCACCACGGCGCATAGTCTCAGCAGCTTCTTTAGCTTTGTCCATAATAGAGTCCATCGAGTCTTCAATGACTCCTGAAACGAAGCAATTGTAGGCAGTGACATCTCGTGGAGAACCCATTGCAGATTGCACTCTCCCGGCTGGCATAAATCGTTGTTCTCCAAAAATTGATTTAAGTCGTTGTCGGTGTTCTTCTGAGTCTGACATTGCGGCGGCATTACGAGCAACTCCCTCTTCAAAGGATTCATTAGGCAGTCGATATTTTGTAGCATGAAGTTCTTTACATTCTTTAACCAAAGGACCCATAGTAAATCTCCTCTCCGTTGTTCTTATTCTTTATAATAACACACCTAGCGTTTAAGTCAAGAATGTTTTTTATTGATTTCTCTATTTTTTCAATAAATTGTAATTTATGTTTGTATTCACATTCATCATATGTAACCCCAATTGGGGGAATAAGGACAGTTGTTTCAGTCACATATTGATTCGGCAATCCTCTAGGATCAGCCAAGACTATTGTAATGATTAAGATTAAACTTTTCATGTGTGTTGATCCTCGTTTGTCTTAGTTGCTCTACATTCTTAATGGTCTTTGCATGTGTCACAGTAATTTATTTTGTAACTCCTAATATGTGTTACTTCCGATACTTTTAAATTATCGTACTTAACTCATAAGTTCCTTCCAACTAACCGGAAACAAATCACTCATGTAACCGGAGATCATCTCAGCTATTTCCTGAGTTTCCTTCTGAGAGTGTGGATCAAGCCGTAGCTTACACACTCTAGCCCACGCTGCTAACGATCCTGTCCAGTACCATTCAGTGTACATGGACTGAGGAAGAACCATACGGGCTTGTTCGGGGCAACAACCTTCATCTAATAACTTCAGATAAATCGTTTTAAGTCCTTTAACATGGTTATTCAGCCACATTAAATCGGTATGCTGAAACTCTTCATCAGAACTACCCTGCTTCACATTGTCTGCCTTCTTACGCCACACTTCAGGTTCATAGAACTCCGGTTCACTATCGACGTACCTACGACTTACTTCGTTCCACACCATACCTACTTGATGCTTACCCAACTGACGGGCTACAAAGATAGGTGCTTTGATACGGAAGGTAGCTTGGCAATGACCAAAAGGAGTCCAATGGTTATGTTCTGCAAGGTACTTAATTAGCTTTACATCATTATCGTTGAGGATAGCTACAAAGTCTCCTGAAGAATGTCCAAAATCTAAATATTCCCAATCTACTGCTGTGCTTTCTTTGTCAAAACTAACCCTTGCTGCGTTAACTACAGTCAGGTCAGAACCCATATGGTCAATGTAATCTACTTTCATCTTCAGACTCCTTAAGTGGTGCGGGTGGTCGGACTTGAACCGACAAGTCATTTCTGACGACAGATTTTAAGTCTGTTGTGTTTACCAGTTTCACCACACCCGCTTTATATTTCCTATTATATCCTAAAACCCACGTAAGTCAATCTTTAAACGCTCCAGATACACTGCAAAATCCAAAGCTTCTTCGATTGCATGATCAATCCATTCAATACTGGTTACATCGTCACGCATCATAGTGCATCCATACTTCTTAATACCTTCTTCACTACGATCTTTTAAACGTTTAACGACAGTAGCGACTACAGGATCAGCATCGTCATACTCAACACCCATCATCTTCCAACGCTCCTTTTCCCATTCATATGTTCCTTCTTTACGCATTAATCAAGTCCCTGAGATCAGGCTCTTTGTAATACGGTCCTTTAAGTACCTTACCGTCTTCATTACGTATCGGTTTACCGTCTTCCCCAAACTTTGACATATTAGAAGCGTGTATCCGATTGAAAGCGGGATTAAGATTATCAGGAAGGGTACTAAGACTAACGAGAGTGCCGCTGATAACATACTGTAAATCTCCTAGTTCTTTTAATAAGTGCGCCCATTGTTCTACAGAGCCGGTCTTACCTCGTTCAAATTCCATTTCAAGCACTTCAATTGACTCCCTAACTTCCAAAAATTCCTCTTGGATTAGTTTCTTACGAAGCTGGAGAAGGGATAAATATGGCACTGAATTAACAGCTAATTCCATAGCCTGATGAAATTCCCTTACTTTATCTTCCCTAGTTGCTGTCTTCATATACATCTCAATTCAAACTCGTAATGTTTTGACCTTCAAAAGTCTTTTGATCTGGAATAGTACAGCTTTTCAAGATTAGGTTACAGGCGTTTTCTAGGAGGTTGATCTGAGCATCAGAATAGTTTTCAACGTCCATATCCGCCACCATAATACGGAGTTGTTCCATTCGTTGAGAAAAGATATCGGCAAAGAAAATAGCCGGAATGTCTTCTTCGTAGTTATTCATCGTCTTCGTACTCCTCTAGTTCAAAGTCAATGTCAAAAGTATTCCTCAGGACTTCAATTTGGTCTTCTATAACATCCCCAAATCTTTCTATAATATCTTCACTGGAAATATCAAGGACGTCACAGAGTAAAGATGCATCAGCCATAAGGGCAAGTCGAGTATAAAATTCATCAAGAGGTAAAGGCATCTTTCAAATTCTCCAAAGTAAACCATCGAATTCCTTCTTTATCACACCACTGTCCCATATTAATCTTACCGTTTTTTCTGACTTTCTTAAGTGGCTCGTAGAGAATAAAAATCAATTCTTGGTTTTTAGCTAATGAATCTCGAATGGCTTTATATTTCTGTACGTCTCCAATCCTAAAATATCCTTTACATTCAAATAGAAGCTGTACGTTATTATATTCACCAACGAAGTCTGGAATATACTTCCTATTAACAGTATAGGGAACGGTGATTGGTTCGTACTCGCAGAGGCCACTTAGGACCTCTGCAGTACGCTCTTCGAACTTATTCCGATACCTTACCACCGTAAGGCACTCCCTTGGCTTTCTTAGGCTCTTCAACAGCTTTCTTAGGTGCCGGACGAGCAGCCGGTTTGCCAATCTTAGTCATAGCCTGAGCCATAGCACCGGACTGAGCAATAAACAAGTTACCGTTCAGTTCCCAACCGTCATTCAGGTGTTTAATGACTTCCTGTTCCATTCGGTCAATACGAGGGGTTGTAATGATCTTATAGTCCATGTTTGATCTCCTTATTATTCAAACGGGTTTACTTCGGGATGTACCACACCTTGTCGATTTTTAGGCGCATTTACTACATTAGTGAGGAACTTTGGACCTGATCCAGTAATAAAACATCTTACTTCTGGATAACAGTGCCTTTTGTACTGACAATATGAACATTGAGAGGTAAGCTTCATATTGCCGGACTTCCCGTCCTCGATAGGAACTGAGCATAGAGAGGGACGGTCTTCGGCCTTTACAGACTTTTTTACGTGTTCAACGCGCTCCTCAATATCTTCACTATAAAAATCATACATTGGATCATTGGTATTGTCAAGATCATATTCTAGAACACACAAGTTTCCATTCTGTTTATCCATAGCTAACCAAGCCCACTTACGTTCACCTTCGGAGTGAGCGTATGCTTTAATCTGATCAACGTACCCAAAGTCATCCGAAGCAGCTAGAGAACGATCTTTGAACTTCTGGAAACCGAAACTACTGGTGGATTTAACGTCTACCACTACACCGTCAATCTTACAGTCCATGTGGCCTTTAATCCCATTGACTTCACACTCTTTCTGTTCATCAGTCACTTTATGACCAGACATACGAACAAAGAAAAGCAACATTTCTTCAATCAAATGACCATACATAAATTTAATGTAGGTATGAGGTTTTAGTTTTTCACCTTGGAATTTATTGTAAACATACCACTGAACAAGCTCAGGACGACCAATACTAGACAGACGCAACTTACGGGCATCTCGTTGATGCGGTAAGAACTCCTTCTTCATTAGGTCCTTTACTGCTTCGCCAAACTTTTCGATTTCTTTCTCGACGTCCACACCTTCAGGCGTGTTACGATTTTCCATAAGGCTATAAATATCCTCTACGAGAGTTTCTAGTGTGTTTCCGCCCATGTATCACCTACCTTATATTCACCGTCCAGAGGACATTTCAATTCTAGTCGTTCACCAGCAGCCTTAATACACTCTACAGCTAACCATCCAAACTTCTCTGCTTGACTTGCTTTGACTTCAGCCTGGAATTCGTCATGAATGTTTCCGACAAACTGATACTCTATATTATGTATAGTAGCATATTCATCTAAGAGTGTCAACGCCTTTTTCATAACTACTGCACCAGCAGACTGCAGAAGTGTATTAAGGGCTGCATGGGACGACCTAATGATTAGTTTTCTGCCGTCGAGGCCCCGAAGATGCCCTCTAGCACAGGCTGCTTCCACTCTTTCTCTAAGATTTCGGAGACTTGGAGTATTGTCGAGAAATAGGCTTTTGAGTTTCGCTCCATCTTTTGATGTGCCTCCGACAATACTTCCGATTTTAGCATCTCCGGCCCCATAGAGGAAAGCATAGATGAAAGTTTTTGCTGCGTCTCTTGTTGCAAGTCCAGCAGCTTTTTGATTTGCTGTGTGTACGTCTCCATTGATGACTTCATGTGTATACTCCTTATCATTCATATAATGTGCCAACATTCGTAATTCCAAACCGGATGCGTCGGCTCCAACCAGTTTGTATCCTTTAGGTACGGTCCAACATGCTCTACATTCTTTACCATAAGGGCTGTAGGATGCAGGG